TCCATCTGAAGAAGATGTTATTCTTGTTGCATATTGACCAAAAGATAACGTTTGCGCTCGTTGAGTCCAAGTTTTACCGAAATTATTAGATGTAAACACACCAACTGTATCACGAATAGTAGCAGCAAGTTTTAATCCATCCGAAGAAGAAGTAATTGAAGTCCAGTATTTAAGCTTATCTCCTACATTATATGAACTCCACCAACTTTCGCCACCATTAGTAGTAGAATAAATATATCCGCCATTTTCAACAGCAACTATTGTGTTTCCATCTGAAGAAGATGTTATTGCACTCCAACTTCTAGTTTTTTCGTTTAGTCGTGCAGTCCAATTGTTACCGCCATCGATAGATGTATATAAATATTCGTTGTTATTGATAGCAGCAAGTTTTAGTCCATTTGAAGAAGATGTTATCCCAAGCCATTCTCTTGATGGTTGAACACTGGGGCTCATAGTGAAAACTAGGGCGGGTACAACACCTGTCGCACCTTCCAAAAAACCCTCTTTCAATGTACTTTTTAATAACGAAAACGGTTGTTGCGCACAATTTTTTGTATCGGATTTTACAACTGCTTTCCAATATTGACCTTTGGAATCTTGGATTAAAGTGCCTGGTTCAAAATCATTTTTTATAATACTTATTCCTTTATTTCTTTCGTTTATATCAGAACTTACGCACGGATCATAGTTTGCTGATTTTATTACTACTATTGGTTGAGGTGTCGGTGTCGGAGTTGGTGTCGGAGTTGGTGTCGGAGTTTGAGTCGGAGTAAGTGTAGGAGTTTGAGTCGGAGTAAGTGTAGGAGTTTGAGTCGGAGTCTGAGTAGGAGTTTGAGTAGGAGTTCGTGTCGGAGTTTGAGTAGGAGTTCGTGTCGGAGTTTGTGTCGGAGTTTGAGTAGGAGTTCGTGTCGGAGTTTGTGTCGGCTTTGGGATCATTACAGAAGCCGTAAATATTAATCCACTTTGTGCACAAGCCGCGAGTTTTGTTCCATCTGAAGAACATGTTATTGAAGACCAACTGTTTGGTACAGCGGATGTCTGTTGACTCCAACTTACACCACTATCTGAAGATGTATATATATATTCACCGGCTACACCAGCCACGAGTTTTGTTCCGTCTGAAGAAGATGTTATTGACATCCAAACTTTTGACCCAGCGGATGTGCGTTGAGTCCAACTTGCACCACCATCTGCAGATGTATATATATATCCATTGAATACACAAGCCGCGAGTTTTGTTCCATCTGAAGAATATTTCATTGACCAAAAAAATAAACCTTTACTAAGCGATATGCGTTGAATCCAATTTTCACCACCATTTTCAGATGTATATATATATTCGTTATATACCCAAGCCGCGAGTTTTTGTCCATCTGAAGAAGATGTTATACCAAACCAACTTTTTGACCCAGGGGCTGTGCGTTGACTCCAAATCCAAGTTGAGCCATTATTCCAAGATGTATATATATATTCACCGTTTACACAAGCCGCGAGTATTTTTCCATCTGAAGAAGATGTTATTGAATACCAATTTTTTGATCCAAGATTTGTCTCTTGACTCCAAGTTACACCACTATCCCCAGATGTATATATATAATCACCGTATGCACAAGCCGCGAGTTTTGTTCCATCTGAAGAAGATGTTATTGAATACCAATTTTTTTTTATCGCGGTAGGTGGGGTAACTATGCGTTGAGTCCAAGTTGAGCCACTATCCCAAGATGTATATATAAAATCACCGTATGCACAAGCTGCGAGTTTTTTTCCATCTGAAGAAGATGTTATTGAATACCACTCTTTTACTCCAGCATTTGTATTTGGCACCCAAGTTAACGACATTTTATTTAAATCAATATATATTTACTAAATACAAAAAATTGATTGTATTACCTCACGTAAAAAAATGAAAAACCAAAATGTTACGGTTATTTAATTCCGATTCTACAAAATATGAACTATGTATTGACGAAGTCGGCAGAGGCTGCCTTTTTGGACCCACTCATGTGGCTTGTGTCGTTTTTTCCAAAAACAAGCTTTTAGATACTTCGAATATCAAAGACAGTAAAAAATTCTCATCCAAAACCAAAATCCGAAAAGTATCTGAATCCATAAAATCAACAGCCTTATATTATCATATAGCTGTAGTCGACAACGAGATTATCGACAAAATAAATATTCTACAATCTGTCATGCAAGGTATGCATGAATGTATCCAATCAGTGCTAGAAAAAATTGCAAAAAACGATCCCTCAATCAATTTGTCAAAAGATGTCATGGCACTTATTGACGGTAATTACTTTAAACCGTATACTTATTTTGATTCAGAAACGGACACCATCAAGCAGCTTCCTCACATATGTGTCGAAAAAGGAGACGCGACATATGTCGGTATTGCTGCCGCATCTATACTTGCCAAGGTAGCAAGAGACGATTATATCTTAGCGCTTTGTGAGAAAACGCCGGTTTTAAAAGATCGATATCAACTCCATACAAATATGGGATACGGAACCAAAGCACATTTAGATGGTATACGTGAAAACGGAATCACAAATTTGCACAGAACCTCATTTAAGGGAACTCAATCTGATTTACCTCCGTTGATTCTAGAAAAATTTATATGTTAACTCTATATACATGGCATTTACTCGATTTCATGACGACCCTAACCGTATTTTTAAACAGCTTCAGCAGAGTACTTATTCCGGAATGTATCGATTAAATACACCCGGAACAGGTTTGGATTTGCCATTTGAAGCAGAAACCCAGCTTCGTCTTCAAGGATGGGGCGCCAATTTTGATCGAAATATGATAAGCCAGGAAAACGATCTTCGCGGAATGACTAGAAAATTAAACAAGGATTATATCAACCTAAACGACTACAAAAAATACGAGAACTTGCCAAAAACCCCCTCTTATAAATACGAAAATCCTTATGTAGAAGAATCACGCGCGAGTCATCCTGCGTGGACGTTCCGGGATTTAGAACAAACCCGTTGGGAGCAACCTTTTTTAAATCCCCAAGCGAATATAGAGCAACCTTTTTTATTTGATATACCTACTCGAATCATTGAAAAAGACGGTCATGTAACACAGGTTCCCAATTTATCGCTGATTTCTAATTCACAAGGACCATAGGTTCTTTCATGTGATTATTTAGAAATTTTGCCTTTGTTTAAACCAGTATATTAAATATAGTGACGTGCGTTTTCTATAAAAATGACCGTATGTAACAATGAAGATTTCTGTTATATATCACTTGGTTCAGATTGCTGTCCCGCATTCGCACTTAAAGAATTGAATTTGAGGTTAGATGCTTATCCTTTTGATTGGTTAAAAATCAGCTTTGATTCCCTGTCTCGCTGTATTCAAGACGATTTTCGGCTTTTTCATAAAAACCCAATATTAGATCAAATCAGACAAGTGGTTGTTGATGAATACGGGATCGAATTCACACACGATTATCCTATCGAACCAATTACAACTTATAAATGCGAGAACAATTTACTTCAGCCTCAACGAAGTATAAAACCGGATTATGAAAAATATATCGATTTTAATGTAGAAAAATACGGCCGCCGCATTGAACGATTTAGAAATGTTTTGCACGACCCATCAAAGCCCCTTCTTTTTTTATATAAAGGTTCTTACAAAGACGCCGTTTTTATTAAACAGTTACTAGAAAAAACCTACCAACGAGAACAAATTTTGGTCATAGTAGGGACGAAAGACGTAATAGACGAGCATTGTCCAAAAATTGCCACGGTAATCGCCTGTAATCCAGATTCCGACGGAAAATTAAATTGTTCTCATATTTGGAAGTTGGCAATTGAATTAGCGAAATCTCAATATTCCGTCTTATTGATGAAACCGATTGTTATTAAAAAACGGTTTACGATGAGAATTGAATAAGTCGATTTAGAAATATTGTTTCCTAGTAAAATTATTATATAATTCTAATATAATTATATAATCGCAAAAATGGAGATGGTTATTCCTCTGTTTGCTCTATCATCTTTATATATTATTAATTCCCAAACCAAAAAAGAGAATTTTACCCCAAAACGGGCGGCGCTTCCAAACATCGATATTCCTAACCGTAATTTTCCCAATGAGTTGCCCGTTGTTTATAATGAAACTGATTTAACTAGTGAACTTTCTACAGTGAATAAATTCAATAATGGTGGGGGCGTATATACTGACAAATATTTCGACCCAGATAGCGTAGCTGGTATGGTTCTTAATAGTCCGGCAAACGAAACCTCCCCTTCACCTCAATCAAATTATTATTCTTTAACGGGGAACAAAGTTGGTTCTGATTACTTTCAGCATAATAACATGGTACCGTTTTTCGGCAGTAATGCTAGATCGAATCAGGTCACTGCAAATTCCAGTGAAAGTATTTTGGATAATTATACGGGTTCTGGTTCTCAAATTATTACCAAACGTGAAGTATCTCCTATGTTTAAACCATCCGAAAATGAGCAATGGGCATTTGGTGCGCCAAATAATAGCGATTTTTACCAGAGTCGTGTAAACCCCAGTATACGTATGGGAAATGTGAATCCTTTTGAACAACAAATGGTAGCTCCTGGTTTGGGACTTGGATATACGACGGAAGGCGGAGGTGGGTTTAATTCGGGTACGTTGATGCGTGATCAATGGTTAGATCGAGGCGTCGACGAGCTTCGTGTAAACAATAAACCCAAGGCTACTGGAAATATGTTATACGGGCTTGAAGGTCCTGCTGCGAATTTTGTTCAGAATGGCGCAACGCGTGAACAAATGGGTATTATGGAAAAACATCGTCCTGATCGCACATTCGAAATGTTTGAAGGTGACGGATCTATGCCCAGGTTAATGACTACGACTGGTGCGGAGAAGGGTCAAACAATGCGTTCCGTTCCTATTGATAAAGAAACGGCCAGGCAAAATAATACGTCTGATTATATTGGTAATGCGGGTTATTACAACGGAGGTGAGTATGTCACCGGCGAATATATGCCCTCTCATAATATTCATTTGGGCGAGGTCCCTTTAGCTCCAGCTAACGCACAAGGTCGTAATTATGCTGCGGAAGGGGATTTTGAAATGAGATCCAAGACCGCATATCCAAATAATCGTACTGTGAATAAACAAGATAGTTATTTTGGCATGGTTAGTGGTGGATTAAGAGCGGCTGTTGCGCCATTATTAGATGTATTAAGACCGGCGAGGAAGGAGACGACTGTGAAAAGTCTGCGTCCTTATCAAAACCCTGCTCGTGCTACGAATTCCTATATATTCAACCCTGATGATAGATTGACCACAACTCACCGTGAAACCACCGAGGATTCCGTTTATGGTGGAAATATAAACCGTAATCAGAATGGCGGTGGATATGAGACTACTACACATCAACCGGTCAACAACTCTCGAACGGAAACGGGTGATTTCTTATATTCGGGCATTGCAGGTGGAGGAGATCGTTATGGACAAGCAAAATCTTACGAAGCTGAATATAATCAGCGAAATAATGATATTAAGAGTTCTACCATTAACGGACGTTTGGTTCCCGGAAATATGAGTTTAATGAACGGAAATATTAATATGACCCAGGCGAATCGGGATGTTACGTTATTGAATAATCGTGCTGTCGCTGGAACGATGCCGTTTCAAAGTCCCGATGTTGCAAATATGGGACGGCTTCAAGGACACCAAGAATTGTATCAAAATATACAGATGGATCGTACCAACGGCGATGTCTTGTCCGCGCTAAAAGGAAACCCATATGTAGTTGATTATAAGAACGGCCTTTAAATTAGCATATTTGGTGACAATTTAAAAACCAAGTTTAATTCATAGTTTTACATGAATTAAATTATAGAAACCCCCCGTTATAAGAGAACAAAAAAATGTTTGTTATAGTTACTATTTATAAATTAAGACTATTTCGGGTTCCTTGCTAGATTGGATAAATAAACAAAAGCTTGAATCTTTCGTATGTTTTCACCAGAATGATCACCACGCACATACAGCAAAGAGTCGAAAACAACAACATAAATGCTGTTCCGATCATTCCGCAAATCAGACAGTTGATAGCTGATTTCTCTCTTATTGTGACAATGTCACATTGGCCTCTGTAGTAATCATCCAAAAAGGAGACCTGGTCTTTTGTGTATAGACGAGTGTACGTGTTTGAGACAATGGGGCACTCCCCCAGTTTTATCACTGGATTGACCAAGCGTATCATTTCACATGTATTGCGTTGTTGTTTCCATTGCTGTACTTGTCGGCGTCTTCTTCCCGAATTCCCGCCGTTGCGGCATATTACTATGGGTATACTCGTAGCGGCAGCCAGAAGGCAGAGTGCTAAGACGATGAACAAATAATGCGACATTTCGGGCGTGTTGGTGGAGATTTGTAGTCGATAAAAATCATAAAAAACGGATCAATTTTTTATGATTTTTTGACAAAACGGTGCTCTAAAAAATTAAAATAAGTTCTCGTTATTTTAATTTTTCTTGACACGAATTGTTTTCTTTCTGGGTTTGCGGGAACTCTTTGTTTTGCGTTTTTTGGCTGGTTTGGAACGCTTTGTGCGTTTTTTGGGAATTTTTGTGTGTTTTTTTTTAGAGCCACCTTTGTTACAACTATATCTAAATAAAACAAAATCCTTTATTTCACTGATTACTTTTTTAGCAACACGTCTGGCTAAATCTCGGTCTTTGTCATTTGAACTACTATGTTCATGCCCTTTGTCTTTTTTCTCCGTACTATCTTTTTCGTCAGTTTTTACTTCTTCTCCTTGATCTTCTGCCCCTTCCTTTTTTTCTCCCTCATCGCCTTCTTTTTTCTCGGCTTCTTCACCTTCCTTTTTCTCGGCTTCTTCACCTTCCTTTTTCTCGGCTTCTTCACCTTCCTTTTTCTCGGCTTCTTCGCCTTCCTTTTTCACAGCTTCTTCGCCTTCTTTTTTCTCGGCTTCTTCACCTTCCTTTTTCTCGGCTTCTGCACCAGCATATTGTTGTAAAGCGGCAGCTACCATTTTAAATTTATTTTCGTTACTATATAATTATAACATATTTTTATCGACTAAAACGTGTTTTGCCACATTTCGAATTATTTTTTCATCAAATTTATTTTGTTCTTCTTCTCCATAACCCCCTAAAGCATTTTTATACATGTCAATACAAAAATCATATTTTTGGTGTTCGGGATTTAAACATTCCGGATTCATTTCGCGCCATTGTGGTAACTGTTTGAGATTTTGGTTTGCAACACGGCCTATTAATTTTTTAAACTCGGTTTTTTCCGCATTATCTTTATTCCACGTATTTGCGTCTTTAATGTACATGGTTTCCCGTTTCAAATCCGTACAGTGAATTGGACGTTTACTCACCTCAATAGTATTCAAATTTTTCATAATAATATTTGTAATTCCTTCTATATACCCGTAATGTCCCACGTTCTCTAAATCTTTCATTTCAAGCTTAATATTATTCACAAAATCTACCATGTTTAATGCATCTTTACAGGTTTCATTTAAAAACACGTGTAAATTAAACTGGGTATTGTTGGTTGTATTATGCGTAATAACGTTTGTCGGTTTGGTCATTTCCATAATTTTCGTATTCTGTTCCATGATTTTGTTCTGTTGTTCCATCAATAACGTCTTGAATTCATTGTTCTGTTTTAATATTTCCGAAATAATACCAGTGCTAATACCCGCTGCGTTTGTGCTCTCGCTCTGCTCTTTATGTTCAACAGAAACGACCTGCATAGCTACACCACATGTCTTACGATGACGACTTAAACCAGACGGAAAACTAAATTGGCGACCGCATAAACAATGCAACGGCTTCTCGGCATTTTTTGAGTTATCATTAATTACCATATTATGTTTACGGGTAGACAAATGTGCGTTCCAATTACTGATTTTGCTGCATACGAAATCACATTTTTTGCAATAATAATTTTCGGCATTTTTCGGCATTTTTTAGTTATCCTAAAATGGTAACAGAAAAAATGCCGGGCCAATTTTACGAAAAAAAGTTATGCTGTCAACCCAGGATTAAAATATTCGTATTTACTGCATTTCAATCACAAACCACTTTTTCCGAAAATTTGAAATCGCCTTTTTCTGTTTTTGGACATTTTAAAAATGTCCATTTTCCAAAAGTTGGCCTATTTCTTTTTTGGGGTTTGTTACGGTAAATTTCACTAATAATTTAAAGCAATAATTAACACCAATTATGGTTTGCCTGGTGTAAGTTGTCAGTAACAATATAG